CATTATTAACTGTACCTGGAAATGCTTTAGCAAATGACTGTTCTACTTTTCTACGGAATGTTGGATCTGTTTTATATTTAGGATCTGACACCATTTCGTACAGTTCTTGTTTACTTATAGCACCATCTACATCTACTGGAGCAGTAGGAATAGTCTGTTCACCATAGTATTTTCTGATTTTATTTAATGCATTGATGCCGTTAGCTGTAGCAGCAAATACTTTAAATTCGTCAAAATCTTGATCTGACCAAACACCTTTGCTTACTAATCCTTTACCCCAATCAGTAATACCTTTAATAATTTGATCTGCATTAGGACCTAACTGTTGAGTTTCAGCCTCAATATCAATACTATCTTCTTGCTCTTGAGCTACAGATAATTCTTTAAATTTATTTACAAGATCATTGAATGCACCTTGTGTTGGTTTATTTTCTTGAGCCCACTCCATAAAGAATTTTGCTAATTCATCACTCTCTACATCTACATCCTCTAACACATTTAAGTCATATTCTTTAGGTGCTTTGTGTTTACCCATAGAAAATTGTTTTTGTAATTCTTTGTAAGAATGATTTAGTTCTTCAGTCTTAACTCCTTTTTCTGGATCCCAAAATTTATCTTCTAAGTATTCTGGTTTTTCTAAAGTAACTTTTTCTTCTTCTGCTTTTGCTTGTTCAACAGTTTTATTTTCCTCTTCGATGTGAGGTACTACTGTCTCTTCTGGATTTGGTGATTGCTCTTCCTCTTGTGGAGATACATTTGCAATCAAACCTTCATTTTCTGCGTTCATTGTTTTGCCCTCTCTATTCTAGTTTGGATTTCTCTGATGATACTATTTTGCCCTTCTCTAGCAAATCCTAAACTCGTATCACCACCAGGAACCCAAGTTGGTTGTTTGAGTGTTTTATTTATTAGAAACTCTAAAACTTTCTTACCCTCTTCGGTTTCAAAAGTTCTAGCAAAAGATTTATTAGTTTCAAGTTCTGTATCTTTTGTTTCACTTTTAGACTTTACATCTAAAAATTCTATACCATCCCATCCTTGTTTCATGATGTTAATTGTTCTTCTACTGCCTCTACTGGTTCAGTTGTTTGTGCTGGAGGTTCTGCTGGAGCTCCTCCTTGATCTGCCATAATTTGCATTGATTGTGCTTTTAACATTTCCATAGTTTGTTTTTGTATTTGTTGTTTCTCTTCTGGTGAAGTTCTAAGTTCAGAAGGTACTCCAAGTTTATCTCCCACATAAGCTGCAATAGCATCTGGTTTAACTTCTGCAACACCACCTGGACCAAGAGCATTAGCAAGTTGAAAGAATTGCATAACCTCATTTATTTCATCTAGGTTTTGTGCTTTTGCTAATGGGCTAACCGGAGTAACTTTAACCTCTAGCCCATTAACCTTCAAAGGGAGCTGGATCATTCCTTTTTGATCCATAATGAAGAGTGTTCTACGAATGATTGGAACCATCGTCTCAGTTATAAGTCTACCAAATGCAGCACCCATATTCTGAGCAAGTTCTTTCATTCTTTCTACAATCTCTGTTGCAGATCTAGCTGACATATTATCTGGTGGTAAAGTATCATCTAGTAAAGTCTTTTTAATATTCATTCTTAAATCATTGATAACAATTTGAGATACATTGAAATCTCCAGATCTAGGCAATGGAGCTAATGATGCACCTTGTGGTCCACCATTTCTTGCAACTGGAATAATAGATCCAGGTTGAATACGAATATTAGAAGGATTAATAACACCATCGTCTGCTGCTGTATAAACACCAGCACAAGCTATTGATGCATTCTTTAAAAGTAATTCTAAAGTTTTATTTAAAGTTTTAATATCTGGTAATGCCGTAACTAGGGGTCCTCTTCCAAATACCTCACCTGGGATCTTCATGTATCTTGCAACAATCCATGGAGTTTGATCCATTCTTCTAAATACTAATTCCTCTTTAGATTTTTCGTGTAATATATGGTAACAAAAGTCTCCACGATCTACATCTACAATAACAGCCTCAATAAGTTCTATTTGCTCTTGTGGTTTATCATCTATTTGTCTTTGTAAAGTTTCTGAAATTTTTGCATCTGGAAACTGTCTTGTAATAGCCTCTGCTCTAACTTTGTATTTACGATAAACATTATCTACAGTTCCGTTTGGTCCTTCCTCTAATGCAACAAGGTATTGTGGTACTGGTGTAAATTTAATTGGATTAACATCATCGCCTGGTTGGATTAACATAGTAGCAGTACCAACACAGAGATCGAGTAGAAATTCACCTATAGCTAAATCAAAGTTTGATTGACGGAGGATAGTAAACATTTTATCTAAATATAGGTCGAGAGCTGATTGAACCTCTGCTCTTCTCTCTGTTGGTATTTCATTCCCAGGTTCTAATCTGCACCATTTTTTATATGGAGGAAATAGGCCAGACTGTATTCTGTTAGCAAACCTTTGTACGGAATGAATTGCTGTACTGTCGAAGATCATGTTCATTTTGTTTTGGCCAGGAACATTTCCTTCGTAGTAACCTTCGTATAAATTTCTTTGTGGTAAAGCATATCTGTAACAATCTTCGTAGATAGTTCTCCATAACTCTTTACGAGTAAATGCTTTGTTTGATCTTTCTAATACTTGTTGTGGTTTTAAATGCATTATGCTCTAGCCTTATTGTTTGCAGCAAACTTAGCTGCTGCCTCTTTAGATCCAAAACCCCATTTCTTTAATGCAAGTTTTAATCTTGTTGGTTTACCATCTTTCATCAATGGTCCTTTAACTTTAGAGAACCTTGCTGCGAAGGATACCCTTCTCGGATTAGTTCCCTTAGATACTGGTGCTTTTAAATTACTACCTTCAGTTCTTTTAAAAAAAGCTCTGCCTCTAGCATTAAGACCACCACTAGGATTTTTATGTTCCTTAGAAAATCCCATTAAAATATTACAGCTCCTAGAACAAAAGAGATAAATATACTAGCAATGAACCATTTATGTTCTTTAGCTCTTCTCTTCCACTCTCTAGGAGTATGACCAAATACAATCATGTTATGCCTTCTTTTTATTTTCTTTAGCTGCCGTTATAATGTCGCCTCTAGTAATTTTTTTCTTATCACCATACTTTGCTGCAAGATTTTTTTTAGCAGTAGATTTTTTTTTCATTTTCATTTTATACATTATACTAACCCTTCCCTTCTTTTTTTCTTCTTAGGAAAACCAGCTTTCATATTTGCATAGCTTTCATCAGAAATAGTTGATTTAGATTTTGGATTTGACTTCCCAGCTTTTTTTTTTCGATTTATATAATAATACAAACCCTTCTTAGCTTTCTTTCCGTCTTTAGTTGTATGATAATCACTAGCCATTGTTTTCCTCTTGTTGAGGTCTGTACTTTGGATTTCTAATATATTCTTGTTCGTGATGATCCATTATGCACTCCCTAACTTAGATCCCGTATCTCTAGGATTTCTTATTGGTGAATATGAAGTTGATCCAACAGTAGAACCTCCAGCTAGTTCACCTCCAACTAATGATCCACCAACTCTTCTTTTTCTAGAAGTTCTAGTAGATCTCTTCATAGATCTTATAACTTTCTTTGCTGCTGGTTCTGTCTCTTTAGCAACTTCAGCTCTTCTATCTTCTACTGGTGATGTTGCTGGTGGTTTACTTCCACCTCCAGAAATAATTTTAACTGGAGCCTCTATAACTTTCTTAATTATTTTTGCTGGTGATCCTCCCATTATGTCATCCTTTCATCTTCGTATGGGTTTCTTACCATACTATCTGCTGTTAATGTAGTTCCAACTCCCAACTGAGGAACAGCCCTATCTTGAGAGTATAACAATCTGCCACCAGTTCTCGATGCTCTCTTACGAGCAGCAAGTTTTCTAATCTCTTTTTTTTCTTTAGCATCTGCCCTTTGTTCCCTCTCATCAAGCAGTTTATTTGTTTCTGCCATTTGAGGTGGTGGAGTATACTTTGGTGGTTTAAATAAACTTCCCATTTTACCTCTCAAATATTCTACTATACATTATCATATCGTTTTTATTAAAGGAATATTTTTTTAATACCCCTTCCCTAGAGAAATATATTTTTTCTATCCATTTGATAGCCCGAACATTTCGAGCACTTACTGTTACATGAAGTCTATGCAAGTTTAACTCTTCAGCACAAAGCTCCATAAACTTTTTAGCTCCTTTATGAAATTTTAACTTATGTTTAAATATTAGTTTCATATCTGGTATTAACCATAGCTCTGCAACTCCAGGCCATTGTGGGACCAAACCAAAACAAACTATAGGCTTACCTTGATCTAATACTGTATAACCATAACCTTGTTTAGTAGCATTATCTAAATACTCTAGATAACCAGGTATCTGTTTCATATGATCATAATCATCTTGATGTAGGTCCATCAAGTTTAATAGATAAGATTTAAAAGGTAATACTGTTAATGGATCGTCTTTGCCCTGGATACCAAATATACTCTCAAGTGTCGCTAAGTTCATAAGTCATCCTAAATTTATCAGAAATTTTTATCTCTTGCATTTCTTTTTCTGTAGCCTCTACTTCTACTTCAATACCTAGCTCAACATCAAACTTAGACCAGATCTTGACTTTCCATTTTTTCTTCATGCAAAAATATCAAAATCTGTATTTGCTGTAGCTTGTCTGAATTTAGGATTGTGTCCTCTAGTTAGAGCTCTGTGTTCACCACCACCTAATAATAAATACATATAAGCATCACCGACATGGGAATGTTCATTCTTGTTAGGTTGATCTCTAAATCTTTCTTGCCCGGTTATTTGTACTCTTTTGAAATGATAACCACCACTCAATGCTTTACGAAGTCTCTTACATTTTTTGTCAATCAATAATCCTGGCTTACCATCTATCAATCTATTCATAGGCATTGCACCAGCCTCTCGTCTTACTTTAAAATCATTCGTTGCAGTTGGTCTAGCAGTCAATCCAATAGATCTTAAATGATCAAATGCTGTTACTTCATAAATCTCATCTCTCTTTTGTCCAGCCGGGTCTCCCCAAACTAAAACATCAAACTTTGGAAATCGACTTGCGAGTTCTGATTTTAACATGGTTCCAAATCTTTCAAGACCCATATCAAAAGTTACAAGCTCATGTAAGATAACCCATCTACCATTAGTCAATCTTTGACCAAAGATAGCTGCTGGAGTTAAACCAAAGTCAACACCAACTTGAATTGGTACAGATGGATCTGGCTCTATAACATCCGTTGACATAATGTTATCATCGTACTCTGTAATAACAGCTTTGCCTTCTTGAACATAAGTATATAAACCTTGAGCATAACATCTAATCCAATCTATATTCTTTCCAAGTAGTGTTTGTTCGTAATATCCGTTAGGTAAATTTTTTTTATTTTCTGCTTTAGGATTTGCCATCCACCATTTATTGGCTGACATAATAAAACCATTGGCCTCTGGATTATCTGGTAAATTATCTTTAGTGTATTCAATAACTGCACCTGGCTGCTTATAAAACTTCCAGGCATACTGGCCAGACATCTTTTCTTTTTCAGATAATCTATACCACCAATGATCATCATCCATTGGGTTCGTATCCATAATAATTCCTCTCCAGGGTTTTGCTCCACCATCTGATAATGTAGGATACCTTCCAACTCTGTGTGTTAATCCATCTATAACAGCTTTAGGTAATTCTCTTGCCTCGTTAACCCATGCACCAGTTAACTCCATTGATAATAACTTCCTAACATCTTTAGGTTGATCAAGAGCTAAGAAGATAACTTCACAATCTATTCCTGGAGCTCCGTCTCTCGGTGGTAATTTTATATGATGCGTTAATGGAGGGCTCCATCGAAATGGTCCCCAAATGTTTTCTGGAAATAATTCTTGCCATGTTTTTATAGTAGTTGTCCTCAGTTCCGGATAAGAATTACGCACTACTACAAATCTAGAATACTTGATCCCATCACGAGGACTTTGTACCTGGCTCACAGCTTTGAGCATAATCTCTGCTGCACAAGCATACGATTTACCGGATCCAACTGGACCCATCAAACCTCTAACAAAACTTTTATCTTTTAGAAACTTCCATACAGTAGGTGATGTAGAGAAATCTAAATTAAGATTAGTTATTGCATTACTCATTGTTCTAATCTTTCAAGCATAGATTTGATTGTTGTATCATCTTCCGATTTTTTTTTAAATACAATATCTTTCCAATCGGCAAGTGTTCGACCAGCTAAATCAGCACATTGCCTATCACTTAGTTGTTTCTTTAACATCACCACTTGGATCCTCTCCACTTCGCTGTGGTTCAATTTTCTCTTCATCTACTTCTCCATCAATTATTTTAGGTTCGGGTCCATGCATTACAATCCCAACTACAGATGGTCGTTCTACATCTTCCTGGCTTTCTAATAAACCAGATGCTTTAGCTAAAGTTCTTAATACAGAAACTTTATCATGCAGTTCTACTTCCAACTGAGGCCCGGCTTTTGTCGGGATCATTTTTATTTTTTTAATAGCTTTGATTGCTGCTTTAGGTATGTTTTTAGGATCTTTTACAGTTACATTACCCTGGTCATCCCACCAAACAATATCGGCAATATTAGCCGTTGCTATATCAATAAGTTCTTGAGCTACATT